CACCATTTAAGACCCCGAGGGTACTTTTTATTAATCAAAGGTCTGTATAATCTATATAGGAAATTTTTTTTAGGGACATTTTTAGGGTTTTGTGTTATAATCATAAAGTTTTTTATACTCATAAAAGACCTTTTGTTGGCCCGTTGTCCGTGGTTCTTTTTATCATTTATTTGTCACCACGGGCCGTGGGCCTTTTTCCGTTGTCCATTATCCGTTTTTGGTGTATAAATGAGATGTGTTTATTAACACTCATTTAGTATGTAACATGCTCCTGAGGGTTTTTCTCATTTTATGCTCTCTATTAGTTAATTTTCCCTCAGGGGTAAAATTTATAAGACCACCATGACTATTTTTTTAAGTTTACCTCAGAAATTTTAAACATAATTTCTCTCCTCTCGCTTGAAGAATTTGCACTCCTATAATCTTTATATAATTTCCTATATTTTACCCACGATCTCTGTAATTCGGTAAACTTTATTGACCCATTTT